TGCGGCTGTCACAGTACAAGAACCTGCTTACCGCGTTGGAAACGGAATTGACGAAATACAGCGCATATGTGGAAGTTGAGATCCGCAATACAGCGGACGCGGCGGTTGGAATGGCGATCAAGCAGACCGAGCAATTTCTACGGGCGGCAGGCTACACCATGACCCGAAGCTTGCCGAAGAATGCTATCTACTCGATGCTTGGCTTTTTGCAGGAAGACTCGCCGCTCTGGAAACGAATTGGCGAACTCGCGCCTTTTCATACGCAGAAGGTTGCAGACGCTTTGCTTGAAGGCATCGCGTTTGGCTACAACCCAGCCAAGACCGCGAAGCTATTCGAGAACGTGATGGGCGGCGGATTGACGGACGCGATGCGCATGACGCGCACGGCGCAGTTGTACGCAAGCAGGGAAGCCAACAGGGCGATGTACGCCGCGAACTCGGACGTTGTTACAGGGTGGATGTGGTACAGCAGCCTGGACTCGGACACCTGCATGGCTTGCGCTATCGAGCATGGCACTATCCACAGCAATGACGAGTCAATGGATTCTCATTACAACTGCAGGTGTACTTCCATTCCAGTTGTAAAAGGCTACAACGACGAAGTAAAGACTGGCACGGACTGGTTCAAGGGACTGCCCGAGAGCCAACAGCGCGAGATGATGGGCAACAAGGCATTTGAAGCATGGCAGGCAGGCGCGTTTGACTTATCCGATATGGTAACAAGGCGGCATGACGATGTCTATGGCGAGATGCTGGCACGCACGCCGCTTCAAGATTTGATTCAGAACTAATTGGAGGATACCGAGATGGTTGACGATCAAAAAGAAACCGAGATGGTTTCGATCACAGGAACAGAAACGCAAGTAATCGACAAAGCCGAGACGGTTGAGGAGTTGAAAGCGCGACTGGAAGAGGCAGAACGCCGCGCGAAAAACAAGGCGGAGGAAGCCGAGCGTCATTTCAGGAAACTGACAAAGCTCGAACAGGAAGAGGCAAAGCGCAAAGAGGCCGAGATGACCGAAATTGAGCTTGCCAATAAACGGGCGCAGGAACTTGAAAACGAAGTCAGGCAGTTGAAGATCAGCAAGCTGCAACATGACATTGCCGCGAAAGTGGGATTGCCAAGCGTGTTAGCTGACAGGTTGAAAGGCGAGACGCCGGAAGAACTGGAAGCGGACGCGAAGCTCTTACTGGAAGCGCAACCGAAACAAAAAGCCACACCGAACATTGGCGCGACCAATCCAGGCGAGCAAGCATCGAAAGATGAGACACGTGCTCAAAAGTTGAAAAGACTCACGGGTGGGGAAGCCGAAATTTGGGGCGGCGGCGGAATCAATTGGGGTCCAGAAAATCCCCAATAGGAGAATAACACATGGCTGCTTCACGATATGAAGACATTAAGACACTTGTAGCAAACGTCTACGAACTTGCGCTTTTGACCGCGCAGGAAGGTAACGTCATTGCTCAATTATCAACCGTATTCAACGACAACCAGGGTCTTGCACCCCGCGTCTACGGCGAATACAGCGGCGGCACTTTTAGTTCAATCGCTGGCACTGTGGACATGAGCGCGTCTACATTCAGCGCGACCGCAGGCGGAACGATCACCCCATCAACTTATGGTCAGCAAATTAGCCTGACTATGAACCGTATCAAGAGCGATCCTGCTGGCGCACAACGTGACGCAGGTCAATACCTCGGCGAAACTGCCGCGGCTCACATTGATACCAACCTTGCCAGTCTGTTCGACGACTTCACCGGCGGCACTGCTGGCACTGCTGGTGGGACATTGACCTGGGCAAACATTTTCTATGCTCAAGCAACCTTGCGCGGGAACAAAGTCTACGGGCGTTACTCGGTTGTGTTGCACCCGTTGCAGTGGTACTACCTGACATCAGCTTCAAGCGGCGTCCCCACTCTCATGCAGAGCGAGGACATCAAGGACCGCTTTATGAGCGGCTTCTATCAGGCAAGCCTCGACAATATGGACTTCTTTGTTG